CTCCTGGACCTTGGCCGGCTCCAGGGTACCGGCGGCCACCAGAGCTAGCTGATCCTCGCCATCCATGGCGTAGACCGGGAAGGCTGGGACGTTGACCGCCAGTGCGGCAGTCAACTCCAGGTTGTCCCCTACTCGGCGCCAGTCCCCAGAAATGGGGGAACGACGCAGCTTGGCCACCTTCGCCGGGGTCATCTCGGGGACGACTGCCCCAGCCACCCAGACTCCGAAGTTGCCGTCGCTGGCTCGGATGACGGCGGCCTCGTCTCCGGTGTTGTCGTAGTGGATGGCGGCGGCGGTGTACCCAAGGCTGATGTCAGCGTGGCGAGTGTCCATGACAATTTTGCCAACTCGGACTGGATCTCCTTCAGCCGTGTAGACAGTTCCCAGATGAAATGGCTCATAGCCTTTACGCGACTTAGGGGCAAGGACACATTCTCTTCCGGCGAAGTCACGGTGGCACTCTCCCCAGGCAGCGATGTGACCGAACACCTGACCTTCAGGGGTGACGGTCAGGGGGGTTCGACTGGGCAGTTCCGGCTTACTGAACCAGGCCGCTGGCGGCTCCACCGGGTACATGGTCATGCTGTACTCCCCATTCTCATCCCGGCGCCGCTTCTTCTTCCGCATGTTTGAACCGTTGGCCGACATCTCGGAATCAGAGATCTCGATGCCGGCCTTCTTGGCCGCCGCCTTGATCCGACCCTTGATCGCCTCAACCTGCTCGTCCGTGTAATCAGTCTGATTCTTCGGCATGTTGATGTACGACCAAGCGGCCCGAATGTGGTCCGGCGTGTCGATCGGGTAGCGTTTCCGGTTGTCCCGGTAGCCAGGGTCGGCGTACTTCACGTCCCCGTACGGCTCTGTAGCGGCATAGGTGTCGGCAGACATCTGGACTCCTGGCTGAGCAGACCGGTCCCAGGGGGCACGGATGGAGGCGTCGTTGAACTCCCGGGCCATCTCCGGGTAGATCTCACTGATCACATTGCGCAGGTCAGCCCGGTCGGCTTCGTCGATTCCGGGCAGGCCACCATGGGCACCGGACAGCAGAGCTGCCGCTGCGTAGATAGCGTGGTAGATGAGGGTCAGGTCCCCATTGATGACATCTCCTACCGGTAGCCGGTAGGAGGTCGGGTCCGTCGGGGGGAGGTTCGGGTCGTACCACATGAATGCGCGCCGGAGCTTATCGACGTCAGCACCCTGGGCACCGACGTTGGCCCACGCAGTGATCCGCTTGACCGCGTCGTCATTGTCAAAGACCGCATCACGAGGTGCCAGGGGTAGCCCCCGCCATCCGGATGAGTTGACCGTGAATGACGCACCCGAAGCCAGAATCGCTGGCGCTGCGTCTGCGCAACCACAGTCATCCCCACCAGATACCTCCATCATGTCCGGGTCGTCGTCGGGCCAGTCCCCATCGGCGTCGAACACGTACATACGCATGGCGGAGAAGGCCGGGATGGGGACCAGGGTCGCCCCACCGATGGTGAACTCGGACATGTGGGTGGCCCCGGTCTCCGGGTTCAGCATGCCCACGATGCGCCCCCCCGGGTCCACACTGGTCCCGGCGACCCCCATCTCGGTCAGGTGCCGAGCCTTCTTCACATCCGGGATGATCTCCTCGTCCAGGAAGTCGCCCCAGGCCCACGCATACTCCAGTCCAGTGTGGTCAGGACCGTAGACAATGCCGAGTTGACGGCCGACGGTGACGGCACCCTCATGCCCGGGGGCGACCCGCTCCCGCCAGTCCAGGGGCAGCGGCAGCATCCGGTGCCGGAGCGCTCCCGGTTCGAAGACTCGGATACGGCTCGGCTCCTGGGTGGGACGACCGACCGGGGCCAGGGGGCCGGCCCAGGTGTACTGGCCCAGCTTGGGCTGCTTGTCCATTAGCTCCTGGGCCGCCACCAGGGCGTCCCGATCAGTGATCATCAGCCCGGCACTGAAGGTGATACTTGCTTCCCCCGGGTGCCCCTTGCCTGGAGGTGCGCCCAAAGCCTTCTGGTGCAGAATGTTGCACAGCCCTTGCGGGTTCTTAGGAAAGTACTTACGTAGGTTGCGTACGCAGCGGTTGAAATCGTGCGGCACTCCCCAGCGGATCTTGGCGGCACCTTTACCGGTGAGCCAGTAGCGCTGAAGCTGGAGCGGCATCCCCCGTGCTGGGTTGGGATCGACCATCACCGCCCCCTCTCGTCCATGATCACCAGATCACAGCGACAGTTAATCACCGTCTCGGGTGGTCCCATTGGATCACCCGGGTACTGAATAGGGAAGCCATCCACGTAGTACGGCATGAATAGCGCCTGCACCTGTCCGTCTACAGCTCGGTGGGAGGCGCGCACCCGCATGTCGTGCTCTGTGTCCCAGCGCTTCTGCAACACCCTTCCGGTAACTCGGGACTGCTCAAGTCCGGCGGCAAGGGTACCTGCGCCATAAGCCCGAGTAACTTCTGTCTGGGCGATAACCCGGGCTCGATTTGGCCATCTTTCGGACCCGCTATATTCCAGTACTCTGTCCACTCTTTCTGCAACTCGTTCACTGTCGGACCCCTCGTTGACTGCATCGGTTATCTCGGCGAAGACGAGGTTGTAAACCTCGTCAGGAATCCGAACCAGGAAGTTCTCGGTCTGGGCTAATTGACTCATCAGGAAGGCGTGCCTGGACACCGGTGGCACGTCCGTAGCCTCTGACCAGGCGCCCATGGCTATCTGACCGATGGTTGTCATGATCGTTTCGACTTCCTGATCCCAGGCGGCCTGAACTCGGAAAACTGCTGTCGCGTCTGGCTGCATGCGAAACCGGCGAAATGGCGCCATGACCACGGCCCGAGCTTGCTGAAGCCACCGGGACAACGCTCCACCCACCACACCCGCCAGGTGCCTTTCGTCTTGCTCACGACTTGGCATCCATGAGTCCTTGATGAGTCAAATATTGAGCCAGCAAGTTTACGTGGTGTGGTTGTTCCTGTACTAAGAGTGTTGTGCAGTAGTCCTGGAGAGCGAACTGGAGCTTGGCGGTATCCATCTCCGGGTCCACCGCCTCAGCTAGGACGGAGAGATGGTCCCACGATCCATCCAGCAGTCGGCCGGCATGATCCGTCCCGCCCACCCGGATCCTGGTGTGTAGTTCATACGGGGGGACATCCGGCCATCGGTCTCGGGAGTGTCGATCCAGCAGCCGCTTCCCGGCCCTCTCCAGCGCCCGCAGCACGGTGGCGTTGGCCACCACGAACATGTTCATGGAGGTGGGCACGGCAGCCAGCGGGACCACCGCCGACGCCGTTATCCCAGCCGGGGCCGGCGGTGGACCACTCAGAGCATTCTGAGCTTCGGAGGGACCTACCGGCATCGGCCCACCAGGTGTTTCAGAGATGCCCGTGGGGGGTGGTGGTGGAGGAGGCGGTCCAGCGCCGGGCTGGCCTGGTTGCTGGACGGTCACCACGGTGTCCGGTGGGAGAATGTCAGGGGTGTACCCAGCGACTTCGCGGACCTTAGGGATCTGGAACAGGTTGGGGTCCCGCAGCATCAGTTCCCGGGTGAAGTTGCGCAGGTCCTCCTCATCTTCGGGGGCGTCGCTGATCTTGTAGTTACCGGCCAGCAGCACTGTTTCACGTGAAACAATGCCCTTGTCGTACAGCTCCAGGCTGTCCTTCAGCCGCTCGGGGCGGACCGTTAGCGGAGAAGTGTCGTACCAGAAGACGTACCGTTCGGCATCTTCCTTGATCGTCTTCAGGGCTGGTTGTAGGTAGGCCGTGGTCAACGCGTCACAGATTCTGGTCATCAACGGCACGATGTGCACGTTGATCTGACCCTCCATGATCTGCCAGGCACCCCAGTGATTGGCCTCTCCGGCTCCGGACAAGATGGATGGTTCGATGTCCATGGCCAGGGCAAACCTGCGGATGGCCTCCGACCTAAGATCCAGAGCTTGCTTGGACAGCTCGCTGCTGAACTGGATTAGGTCAATTTTCCCCAGAGCTTCCAGGGGCATTTCCACGAACGTGGGAACGACACCAGCGGCCGTACCCTCACCTTTAAGGGAAGCTGAGCCCGTCTCCAGGAGACGTTGTGTCAATGCCTCGGCCCCAGAAAGTTCTGGATCTTCATCCGGGAAGGAAACATCCTTAGGAATGGGCAGCAGGCCGGCACTCACCAGCCGGGAGTCGATTTGAGCGAAGACGTAGCGGGTGAGCCGTTCGATCTCCCAGAGCATGGGGAGGGCGGCATGAGTAGGACTGTCAGCCCAGAGGTTTCGTCTGGGGTGTGGAGTCCATACGCGGATTACGAGGTCTTTGCCAGGGTTGAGGTGTTCCTTCGAGCCGTCCGGGTTGAGCTGGATGATGTTGCTACCCCAACGCTTAAGTTCGCTCGTCGACACCACATACCACTCGTCCGACTCCGGATCGTCGGTACTGCGGCCGACTATGAAGCAGTCACCCGCAATAGTGAGGTTGATCCCCAGCATGCGAAGGGCTTCAGCCTTAGCTGGAGGTCCGCCGAACAGGGTGTCCGCGAGGCCAGCGACCTTCTTCTTCGTTACCTCTTTCTGGACACGCCCGTTGTCGTCCACCTCGGCGACATAGATACGGACGCGCGAGCAGGCAGATCCGATCCAGTTGGAGACGAAACGTAGCTCCCCGACAATGTCGTAGAGACGCCAGGCCTCGGTTTGCCAGGTGTCATCCCCGAACTTGTACGTACGCCAGCCGAGCCCATCCATCTTGATCCGGGCGGCTGAGGCGACCAGGCTCCGCGATGTTTCACGTGAAACATCAGAGATCAACTCCGGAGTCTTGGCTCGTCTACTGAGGCGCACTGTTACCCCTTGTCAAGGAGGAGGCCGGTAATCATGGACGCGGCCGGGATTGAGAGGGGAGCAATGACCCAGATGGAGGGCCACAGGGCGGCGACAGGCATGATCAGTATGCCGATCCAGATACTCATGCACCAGGGGCACGTGATCAGATAACTTTGCCAGGAGGTATCGCCCCATTTTTGGAGCGTCCAACGGCGAAATCCGATAAACAGTTGATCATCAACTACCAGTCGTGTCAGGCGGGCAACAGCTAAAGTCGCCACAATCAACGACACGACCAACATCATGCGCATAGCGTAAAGGTCAAAGTACGTCAAGAGCTACGGGCGCCACGAATCGGATGTTTGCCCCAGGCATCCCTGTCGAGGTAGGGTACGGAGACAGGTCTACCCGTCCCGTGTCGTCTCGACTTGTCTGGCCGAGCCCGATCCAAAACTGCCCCATCCGACTATCCCCTTCTGCGCGTCACGACCCGAAACGACTGGTCAGTACGGACCACCCCTCTATCGTCGACTCATCTCGCCAGGACAGTTCAGAGCCGTTCGCCACTTTCCGTCTCGACTTGTCAGTTCCCCTCATTTCCTCTCCGCTTCATCTCCTATCTACATCAATCGATTGAGGTCATAGAGACTCTGGTCCAGACGAAAGTCATATTGGCTCGGATCACTGACCCGCATCTGCCGCTTCTCCCCCGCCAGGAGGTGAATGGAGGCATGGACCAGTGCATCCATACGGTCGGGACTCTCTCTGGTACTGGTCGGGTCGTACAGAACCATCTGGTTCTCCAGGTCGTCCCAGTTGCCAACCATGTGGAGACGACCCTGTTCACACCGCATAGCCACCGGCTCGGCACGAGTCTTTTTGCCGTGTCGGGCATGGACCGGCTTCATGGCGGGGGATGATCCGCGAGGAAAGATTCCCTGCTCTATCAGCTCGTAGTAGGCATCCTGGAGAACTTCTTGCAGGTAACGCTTGCCCAGGTTCTCCTCATACACCAGCAGGTCCGCCTGGTAGCGAGCCACCGTTTTCCAGGCAGCCAAAGCGGCATGACGCCCCGAGTCGGGGACGCTATGGTCCCCAAGCACGTACTGGTGATTATCTGCGGTCCGACAGACCACGACGAGGCCGGTCTGTGCCTCCTCACCAGTGAGGTTCGGGTCCATGCCCACGACTGTGGTCACGATCTCACCGGGGTCGGGTGGCGCATTGACCCGGTGCTTGACGATGTCCATGCGCTTGAACAGTCCACCGGAGGCCAGCTCCAGGAGCTTGCCATAC